ATGGTGGGGCTAAATCCTACGATCACTACAAAGAGGTGTGCGGCGTTTTACGTGGGTTGTTGACCGCACAATCAGAGATTAATGACCTACTGCAAAAAATGAAAGAGTACGAAGATGAGTGAATTATTGATAGGCCAAACTCTGGATCCGCAAGGGCCAGTATCCGTGTTACCTGAAACAGCCGAAGAAAAGGCGCGTCAGTTACCGGATCCGCAAACTTACCATGTTCTATGTATGCTCCCCGAAGCAGAAGAGGAATATGAAAGTGGTTTACTAAAAGCAGGTAAAACAATTCAATATGAAGAATTGTTAAGCCCCGTGTTATTTGTGGTCAAGATTGGCCCAGATGCATTTAAAGATGAGAAGCGATTCCCGTCTGGCCCGTCATGCAAATCAGGAGACTTTGTATTGGTTCGACCCAATACTGGAACCCGCATGAAAATTCATGGCCGTGAGTTCCGCTTAATTAGCGACGACTCCATTGAGGCTACCGTGCAAGATCCACGCGGCATTGGCCGAGTATAAGGAGTCGATATGGAAAAAACAGAATTTGAATTTCCTGACGAAGTGCAAGAAAACCCCCGCGAAGGAGGGAAAGTTGTGGCCGTCGAGGAGCCCGAAATTGAAATTGTTGACGATACTCCACCGGAGGATCAAAACAGAAAACCAATGGAAGAACCTCCCAAAGAGGTTACTGATGACGAGCTAAACAAGTACGACGAAAGCGTACAGAAGCGCATCAAACATCTTTCCAAAGGTTATCACGAAGAACGCCGAGAGAAAGAAAAGGCATTCCGTGAGCGCGAAGAGGCTGTTAAGTTGGCCCAATCCGTCATTGAAGAGAATAAAAAACTTCAAGGATCTTTATCTCAAGGACATTCCGCTTTATTGGAGCAAGCCAAAAAAGTTATCTCCAATGAATTGGACCAAGCCAAGAGGAAATATAAAGAGGCTTACGAGTCTGGAGACTCTGATGCGTTGGTAAATGCACAAGAAGAATTAACAAATATTAAGCTAAAAGCTGAAAAAGTTAATAATTTCCGTGTTGCACCTTTACAAACTCAAGAAAATAATGTACAAATACCACAAACGCGACAAGAGGTAGATCCAAAACTACGTGCGTGGCAGGATGAAAATCAGTGGTTTGGATCTAATCGAGGTATGACAGCCTATGCTTTAGGGCTTCATGAAGATCTTGTGGCGGAAGGAATCCCTGTCGGAAGCGATCAATACTATCAACGTATTAACTCCGACGTCCAAAAGAGATTCCCAGATGTGTTTGAGTCTGAGAATCCGGATGCTTCTCCTCCGAAAAAATCAAACATCGTAGCACCAGCGACTCGTAGTACAGCGCCAAGAAAAGTCGTACTTACTAAATCGCAGGTGGAAATTGCTAAGCGGCTTGGAGTTCCATTGGAACTTTACGCCAAAAAAGTTGCTGAAGAGATGAGGAAATAAACATGGCTGAACAAACTAAAACCGCTCGCGAAACCCGCGAATTAGATACTCGTGAAAAACATGCGCGTCCAACCCGTTGGATGCCTGCCCAGCTTCTACCTGAACCGTACCCGGAAGAAGGTTATGCGTTTCGCTGGATTCGATTGAGTACTATGGGAATGGCAGACGCCACCAATGTTTCTTCTAAACTTCGTGAAGGATGGGAGCCCGTAAAAGCATCTCAACATCCAGAGATCCAATTAATGGGGGAGTCAACTCGATTCCCTGACAGTATTGAGGTCGGTGGATTATTGCTTTGTAAGACCCCTATCGAATTCACACGGGACCGTGATGCGTATTACCTCAAACAGGCAAGCGATCAAATGAATTCCGTAGACAACACATTCATGCGCGAGAATGATCCTCGTATGCCTCTCTTTAAAGAGCGGTCATCGAAGGTCACTTTCGGTAAAGGTTTTTAAATTTAGGAGTTAAATATGGCTTATCCTACCGTTAACGCCCCTTACGGGCTTAAGCCGATCAATTTGATCGGTGGTCAGGTGTTTGCTGGATCAACTCGCAACTTTTCTATTGCATCTGGTTACCCTGCCAATATCTTTTATGGCGATATTGTGACATTGACCTCTGCTGGAACGGTTGCTGTTTCCGCACTCGCTGCTGACGCATCTCCTCTGGCTGGTACAGTCGGAGTTTTCTTGGGCTGTTCATACACAAACCCATCCACAAATCAGAAGATTTTTGCACAATACTGGCCCTCCGGTACAGTGGCTTCTGACGCTGAGGCCATCGTTTGTGACGATCCTGACACACTGTTCAAAGCAGTGAACGTGGCTGGAACTACTGTTGATGGCGCTTCCTCTGGTTTGTTGCCCGCATACTTGGGCCTGTCCGCAGTTGGTACTAACTGCCGTCTGGTTCTCAATACAGGTTCTACAACTAGCGGCGACTCACGCGTTGGCATTTTCCTAGCTGGCACAACCACTAGCTTGCCTTTGCGCGTCGTGGACGTAGTGCCCGATACAGCTAACTCGGCTGGTAACTTTGTTGAATTCATTGTGAAATTCAACTTCGGTTATCACTCGTATTACAACGCCACTGGCATTTAAGGAGTAGATCATGGCAATTTCACGCGCACAATTACTGAAAGAACTCCTGCCCGGCTTGAACGCTTTGTTCGGTCTTGAGTATGCCCGCTACGGCGAAGAGCATAAAGAGATCTACGAAACAGAAACCTCTGAGCGTTCTTTCGAAGAAGAGACAAAACTGTCTGGTTTCTCTGCTGCTCCAGTCAAGAACGAGGGCTCAGCCATCGCTTACGACAACGCACAAGAAGCCTACACAGCACGTTACAACCACGAAACTATCGCAATGGGTTTTGCCATTACGGAAGAGGCTGTGGAAGATAACTTGTACGACAGCTTGTCTAGCCGTTACACCAAAGCCTTGGCTCGCGGAATGGCTTACACAAAGCAAGTTAAAGCAGCATATGTTCTGAACAATGCCTTTAGCGGCGCTGTAACCTACGGCGACGGCGTATCCTTGTGCTCTACAGCTCACCCTCTGGTGTCTGGCGGCACAAACAGCAACCGTCCTACAACCGGCGCAGACTTGAATGAAACATCGTTGGAAAACGCTGTAATTCAAATCGCCGCTTGGACAGACGAGCGCAGCTTGCTCATCGCAGCTAAGCCACGTAAGCTGATCGTTCCTCCTGCTCTGATGTTCGTTGCTACACGTTTGTTGGAAACCAGCCTCCGCGTTGGCACTAACGACAACGATATCAACGCATTGAAGAACAACGGTTCCGTGCCCGAAGGCTACTCCGTAAACCACTTCTTGACAGACACCAACGCATGGTTCCTGTTGACAGACGTGCCTAACGGTTTGAAGCACTTCGTGCGTACACCGATGCAGACATCAATGGATGGGGATTTTGATACGGGGAACGTAAGGTACAAGGCAAGAGAACGCTATTCATTCGGCGTTTCTGACCCCCTCGGTATCTTCGGATCACCCGGTTCGACCTAATAAAATCAAGCACTTAGCGAGATTTGGAAAGGCCCTTCGGGGCCTTTTTTGTTTTTTATCTTGTAAATTAGCCAAATGTGTAGTATACTTGTCTGTATCGAAATCACTTTGGAGGTTGTATGGATTACGAGAATCAATCGGTCATTTACAAAATCATCAACATTGAAAACGCAAAGTTTTACATTGGTAGTTCAATAATTTATTCCGCAAGAAGGAGGAAGCACCTTCGGGATTTACGCGCAAACAAGCACCATTGCCCCCATTTGCAAGCGGCTTGGAATAAATATGGCGAATCTAGTTTTGTGTTTAGGGTGGTTGAGGTTGTTGACAACAAAGATGATCTACCAAAAATTGAGCAAAAATGGCTTGACGAGCATCATGGCAAGGGCAATTGTTACAACTTTGCCCGCTACGTAGACAACTCAAATAGGGGGGTTGTTAGAACGGAAAGTCACAAACTTGCGCTTTCTGCGTCTCTTACTGAGTTTTATAAAAACAATCCACATCCCTCTAAGGGAAAAAAACATTCAGAAAAATCAAAACTATTGATGAGCAAGAACAGATCTGGCAAGCCCGTCTCGGATGCAACAAAGGATTTAATTCGACAAGCCAATCTTGGCAAAAAGGCAAGCGAGCAAACCAAGCTAAAGTTAAGCGAAATGAGGAGGGGCAAGAAAAAAAGTGAAGAACATTTGGCAAAATTTAACAAATCTGTAATTGAAGTTACAACGGGCATTGTGTATCCAAGCCTTAAGGATGTGAAGGAAAAATTTGAAATGTCTCCGGGGGCGCTGGCCCGAGCGCTCAAATCCAACAAACCTATCACAAAGGGGAAAAATGCTGGCAAACATTTTAAATATGTTGACCCCAATCCAGACCTATGATATAAACGAGGTATCCGGGTTTTCCGGTTAGTCAGACTGATCCGGCAGATGCGTACACAACTGACTAGCTAATCTTTGTACGAAGGACAATTTAAAATGGCACTTTCAACCACCCAATCAATTTGGCGTTCTGGTGGCGGCGATCAAACACGTACTGCTTATTGCGGTTCTATGGTTATGGCTGCTCAGTTTTACTTTAACCCTGTTTCTGTAAATACTACTCAAGTTCAGGCTTCCTCAACCGACACATCTCCCGTGATCCTGCCCGCTGGCGCAATCATCACGGCTATTCAATTTGACGCTACGGGTACAGGCGGAACCACTCCTACTATGGATATGGGCTTTACACTGTACGGCGCTGGCACGGCCAGTCCTACCGCTTTGATTGACAACTACGCTGCCGATGCTGGCAAAAAGCAAGTGGTCTTGGGCGATGGCGGTACAGGCGCTTCTTTGGGCTCCGTAATGTCTGCTACCGACTTGGTGTATATCACTGGCGGCGCTAACACAGGTGACGCTCCTACAGGCGGTACTGTTGTGGGTACTATCCTTTACTTCGTTGCCGATCCCCTGTTGGGACAACAGAGCTCCTAATCATGGCCGATATTGGAATTTGGAGATCTATTACCCAAGTGGGTACATACGAGCCGTTTGAGTTGCAGGTCGCTCGCGGTCAAATTCAAGGACATCGGAATGTTACTGTCTTTGGATTTAACCCCGATGTTGACCAAACTCAAGTCTCTGTTTGGCCCTTGCCAAGTCTAATTACTTTCCCTGCATCTGCTTTGCAAATGAAGGTCAGTTCGACGAGTGCAAACGACACAAGCGCAGGAACTGGTGCGCGAACAGTCATCGTTCAGGGGTTGGACGCAAATTACAATGAAGTCACAGAGACCGTCACGCTGAATGGACAAACAGCCGTCACGATGACCGCATCGCTTCTTCGCGTCAACTACGCTTATGTGGCAACCGCTGGCTCTGGCAACAGCGCCGCTGGCGATATCTACATCGGCACAGGCACGGTGACCGCAGGAGTCCCTGCGACTGTATACGACATCATCAAACTAGACTACAACACTACAACCACAGGCAGTTATACCATCCCAGCCGGGTATACGGGGTATGTGTCTCAAGGTTTGTTTTCAACTGGTCAGGCCAGCGGGTCAACCCAAGTTGAAGGTCGTTTGTTGCTCCGTGGTGTAAACAACATTCGCTTGACTGAGGCGCTCACCACGCTCAACAACGGTGTTGCGAACTATGTGTTTGAGTACCCGCTTGCGGTTCCAGAGAAGACCGCAATTGAGGCAACTGCAATTGGCAGTGCAAATAACAACGCCGTGTCTTCCATGTTCATTATCCTCTTAGTTCAAAACTACATGCAGGGTTAAAATGGCTAAATCAGAAGCATGGCAGAGGAAAGAAGGCAAGGACCCAAAAGGCGGATTGAACGCCAAAGGCCGCGCCTCCTACAACAAAGCCAATCCGGGCAAGCCGGGGTTAAAGCCCCCGGCCCCGAAGCCAAAGACGGAGAAGGACGCCAAACGGCGAAGCTCCTTCTGTGCGAGGATGTCAGGCGTGAAGGGACCGATGAAGGACGAAAAAGGTAAACCCACCCGTAAAGCGCTGGCGCTAAAAGCATGGAATTGTTAAAATGGAAACGAACGAATTGAGCACGGTTAGGGAACTAGCCACACACGCGGCTGATATCAAGCATCTCCAAGACGATATGGACCGTTTGGTAAAAGACATGGAAGAAATAAAGAAGTGTCTTGGTAAAATCCAAAACACGTTATCCGAGGCCAAGGGTGGCTGGAAAACTTTAATGATGATTGGCGGAGCAGGTGGCGCATTAGGTGTTATGCTTACACAATTGTTTCAGGGATATTGGAGTAAGTAATGCCTAGCGTAAGCAAAAAGCAGCATAATTTCATGGAGGCGATTGCTCACTCGCCGTCATTTGCCAAGAAAGTTGGCGTTCCTCAGTCAGTGGGCAAAGAGTTCTCTAAAGCCGATAAAGGCAAAACATTCGCAAAAGGTGGTGATATGAAAGAATCCAAAGCTATGGTTAAAAAAGAAGTGTCCTTCATGAAAGAAAAGGGCGCTCCTAAATCTATGGTTAAACATGAAATGGAAGAAGGCAAAATGAAGCGTGGTGGTATTACCAAGCCTATGCCTAC